CGCCAATACGGGTTGCATTTGGGCCTGCCGCAATTGCTGGCAGGGCTATTCCCATCACAAGACGTTTGATGCCATCTGCCGCCGAGGAGGGCAAATAAGTACCCCTCACATCACCAGTGGTTGTGGTTGCTGTGGCGGTAGCGGCAACAGTCATAGTTCCAGCATCTTCAGCCAAAGTATTGTCCCAACCAGCGCGGGTAACGTAGCCTCTATCAATGATACGCAATGGTGCGCCCAAGATGTCGGTTGTACCTACCGCAACAGTTACCACGCTTGCGCCAGAAGAAACAACACTGGAAATTTGGTAGAAAGCTTTTTTACCACTTACAGTAGTAGACGCCACTGTTCCTGTTGCAATTACCTCGCTCATGGCTTGACCGTAGTAGTCGTAGCCAGAAACAGTAATGTTGACAGAAGTTGGAGAGCCAGCACCTGTAGTTGTAGAAACCGCACGAGGGCAGTCAAGTTGCAAGCCTGTACCACCGCCTGTAATCGTAGCGGATGTCACACCAGCACCTGCGGCAAGCGTTAGCGTGGTAGCAGTTGTGATAACAGCGGCGACAATGTTGGTTGTCAGTTTTGCTTGTGGTACAGCGTCCCAAACATAGAGGCGGCCTAACGGGCCAACACCTACGCTCATGGAAGATGGGTTTTGCAACAAAGCATTACCAGAACCAATGATGGTGGCGCTTGCTACAGTTTGTGAGGCGCTTACTGTGTAAGTACCTGTACCACCATTACCAGTGCCAAAGGCAGTAATGTAAGTGCCATTAGTAAGTGATGTTGAACTGTCAAGAAACATACCCACAGTAATTGGGTCACCAGACAACATGGCTGTGACAGTTAATGTGGTAGTAGCAATTGAACCAGTGAAAGTTGAAACAGAAGGGTATTGGTCCGCACCTTGATAGGTAATAGCGGAACCTAAAAATAGATCGTCAGAAAATTGAGGCATTTGATCTTCTCCTTGAAAAGCTTGATCAGATTAATAAAAAGGGGTTGACCTTGTGAGCCAACCCCTATGGCGCTTTAGACGCCGGGTGTGCCGTAAACGGCACGTGGATCGGTCCAACCCACTTGGTAACGCTCAGTTGCTTTGTAACGCATTGAGTCGGTTTCAAAATCACCTTCCATCGTCTTCTCTAAAGCACGACGCATGAGCAATTTCAAACCTTCTGGTGCGTCAGTCTGAACCCACCAGTTAGTGGCTGAAGTCAGACGGCTGATTACTGATGCGCCTTCAGGCAACAAACCAATCGATTTGATTGGGTTGATGTCATTGTTAGCGGTACCAGTGCGCAGAACTGATTTCAACAGCACTTCGGCTTGGAACACATTGCCAGGGGCCACAACCAACTTGACAGGCTGCAACCGGATCTTCTTACCGTTGTTGTCAACGGCTTGACGAACCTGAATCAGCATTTGCTCAAGTGAGGTTTGTGACAGGTTAGCAGCAGTAGATAGCACATTGCTAAATGTACCACTTACCAATGGGTGCGCTGAATTGCTCAACGACACACCGTCACCACCTGTATATGCAGAGTTAAAGGCACGGTTCAATACGTTAGCAGATAGCAATTCTTTGGTTTCCACCAATGATTGAGCCAAATGCTTCGCATATACCTGTCCAATGCGGATATGGTCACCGTCTTCAACCAAAACTTTGGTCAAAGCAAACGCCAAACCGAACACTTGATAGACATAGCGTTGTAAGAACAACACGCCGCCTTGTTGATACGTTACGGGAGAGCCATCAGGTAACTGAGGCGCTGCACCGAAGCCGTATAACACGGGCTCTTCATGGTAGTTACGTGGAATACCGGATTGTTCACGGAAAACCGTGGACCATTCATCGGCACGTTGGTCATAGACTCCGTCGAATGCTTCGTTGAGGATTGGCTCAACTATCGAACGGAAGTCCGTACTTCTCATCGGGGCTGCCATTTGTCAGTCTCCTTATTAAGCAATCGCGGTGTAGGCACCGAAGAATTGCGTACTTGCTAATTGAACACGAACGATAACGTAAGCATCCCCCCATGCATTATCAGGATAAGCAGCAATATCAACAATGCGCATTTGTGCTTGTCCACCACTACCTGCCGCAGTAGATACACCAAGTGTACACTGTGATAAGCCTGTGGTGGTAGAACCCGCAGCAATGTTGCTAAAGTTATACTCATTACCAATAGATGTTTGCGCAATAGTTGCATCAGTTTGGATTTCATAAATGATGTTTAAGTCATTATAGAAATACGCAATGATGTTTGTACCGCTTGTACTGGCAGGCCAGTAGTTAGATACGCGGCGACGGCCAGTAGTATCGGTGAACTCAACGCCGGCAAAAGCGCCTGTTACGGCACCTGTGTTAGCAGCGATGATGATCGTACCGAGTGTACCACCGTTGGCAGTCGTACCGTAAACTACGGGTTGACCCTTCAGTATGTTCGAGGCATAGCCTGAAGTAATTCCGTTTGTAATTGCTTGAGCACGTTCCAACCCAGTTGGGAAGAATGATGGGCGCAAACCAAACGGAGCATTAGTAGCTGACATAGTTACTCCTAAATTGTAAAGCTCTATTCAAAAATAGGAACTTTAGCGGTTTGGTCAAAATTCATGCCGTCACCTTCAATCTGGCCAATACGTTTACCATTACTGTCTTTAGCATTAAGCAGTTGATCTTGTTGTACTTTGATCTTCTCTTGTTCGTCAAGAGGAGCAAGATGATGCATTTCCAGCATAATGTCTTGGTAAACATCTTCTGGCATTTTATAAAGCACCATTTCATTGCAAGCAACAAAACCTTCTAACTCACCGGCTTTCACTCTAAAGTTTTCAAAGCCAGACAATTCGTCAGCTTTTACTGGAGTGTAGCCCATGCGTAGGCGTTTGTGGATAGGGTCATATTGGTTGGTTGTTGATAACCAGCACAAGTGGAAGCCAGGGATAGCTGGCGGGGTCGGAAGCGCTTCTTGAAGCCACTCCGAGCGGAACATCTTACGACGTTCCTCGGAAGAAACCATTTGTTCCTCAGGTGCAGCTCGTGAGGCATCTTGCTGAGCACGACTTTCACGATCTGCTTTATTGTTACGTTTGATACGAGAATCCATGTTTAACCTCTTTTCTGTTGACGATCATATTCAGCATATTTTTTGGCCATCTTATTGCGAAGCTCGATGTTCTCCCACATGCCAGCTTCTTTAATGGCAGCAACGCGATCAGGCGTAAGCCTGTATTCATTGGGTTTTGAATTCCCTGATGTTTCGCGTCCTGAACTTGTCACAACAGATCTCGGTCTTGAGTTTCGTGTATTTGCACTATACACCACATTGTAGCGATGTGGTAAATATTTTTGCAATCTTTCATCTAGTTCTTCCCAGTAATCTTGTGATGATGGGTCATACCCTTCTTCAGACAAAGTCTTGTCCAAAGCCTGAGCAATCTTAGAATCCGCGTCTTTCATTTCCGGATCGTACCAGTTGTTACGCCCCATCCACTCGGCGGCATTTCGCTGAACTGCAATGTCCGGCTGAGAAATGTTTTGCTTAGGGTTAGAAATCTGCCTACTGGCGTTGTCTTTCATTGACTTTAAAGACTCTAGCTGTCGTTGATTCTCATACCAGAGCTCTTGCGCCTGAGTTAAAGCCTCACCTTGACGAGTATTTACAGCTTCCTGCATCTTCATCTTGGCATACTCAACTCGAGTGGACGCATCGTCAATAGCTTTATCCAATCGAGCTAATTCTGCGCCAGAAGTCCTAGACTCTAATGACGCAATGCGGTTGGCAAGGTCAGAATTTTGCTTTTTTAAGGCTGAAACTAAGTGACTTGACTCACGAATCTTCTCACGGTGAAGCTGCTTCTTTAGCCTTCTTTCTTCCCGACGAGCCGCGCGTATAGCTTCCCGCTCAGGGTCATCAGAAACTGCATCTTCTCCATGATTATCATCTTGATCGTCTGAATCGTCATCTTGAGTACCTTTTATAGGTTGTTCTGCTTGAGGATTGTCCTCATTTGCAGGTAAACTAACAATCGCTGAGCCATCTTGTGCCTCATCGATTTGCATTTCCATCTTTTCTGTAGGCGTCATGACAGTTTCCTTTCAAAACTTAAATAAACGCTTTAATTGCACGAGGATCGCCGGTTACTTTACCAATAATCTCATGATCATTGAAAAAAGTGAACAAACTTTTGCCGTTTGCGCCTTTTTCATCGGTAAAATCAATCTCCCAACGGTCTCCGCCCCATTTTGGAACACGAACAAAGTCTCCAAGTTGGCACCATGAACCTTCGGGCCAAGGTTCCATAGTATCCCGCTTCTTAAAGGCCAGCGGGCCAATTGCAATGACTTTTCCAATCATTGTGTTCCATTTCTCAGTCTCTTTCGTCTCTTCTGGTATATAGATACCTGAAGAAGTCACTTTATCTTTCACAGCTCTAAGCTGGACAAGAACTCTGGCCCCATAAGGCGCCATTAGTGGGTCTACGGCTGGAAACGCTTCTGCAAGCGTCTGCTCGATATCATGCGACATCTCGTTTTTCCTCTTCTAAAAGATTGTTAATAATAATCAAGGCTTCATCCAAGCCTAGGTGCTGGCCAACTAACCGCTGATAACTTTCCCAAGTCATTGCGTTGCCTTCTGCCAGAGATAGTTGTATCTCTAACTTCTTGCTGTTAATTTGACCAATGAGATCAGATAGCAGGGACATTAACGTCCTCGACCGGCTGACTTCTTCACTGGGATAGCAATTGCAATAGTCATGCCGCCTTTCATAGGGCCGCCCTTTTTCATTGTTGCAATTTTCGATTTTCCTGCATTGAAGTTGACACCCATATTGCGTTTGTCACCCATTGCAGGAAGTGTTGCTGCTTTTGACTCAGACACAGCACCGCCATTAGCGTACTTATGTACCTTGCCACCTTTTTTCATGACATTACCCTCGGTAATGCCCATTGCCATTTTCTTATGGGCGTTAATTGCTTCAGACATTTTGCTGTTCTCCTAAAGTTTGCTGGATAGCGTTTTGTGCCGTGATTGCAGTCTTTAACTGCTCGTGTTGCAAGTTGGCAGCATCTTTGGTAAGCTCTGCCGACTTGATTCTTTCCTGAACTAGGTTGTTCTCAGTGTTTTCAGCCATATGGGACTGCGTCTTAAGCATGAATTGCTGGTTATTTTGCTGCAATTCAGCAGCTCTAACTTGCATCTCGGCCTGATCCTTGGCTGCTCTACGCTGTGTTTCCGCCATACTAGTCTGCACAAGAGCTTGCGTTGCAGGATCAAGTGGCTGTTGCCCCTTAAGCTGCTGCATTGCCGCAATTGCTTTCTGAATAATAGCCGGAAGCTGTTGGAATGTTGTACCGGTATCTTGGTGAACGTGCTGTGCAACCGCTGCAAGTAGCTTATCAGCATCGTGCGGTAACGTCTGCTCTTTCAATACATTAAAAGGTCTACCTAAAGCTGTACTTGCATAGGCATCTACTTGGTTTAGGTACCATAAAGTAAGGTGCTGCTTGATATGCTCTAGATTGTGAGGTATGAATATAGGCGCCATGATAGGATTTGCGCCATACATAGGGTCCTGCATATAGTCCAAATGCACCTGAATGTGAGCCAAATGATCCTGTTTTGGGAATGCGCCAACTGCTCGATTGAGTGTCATGGCCACATTTTCCAATGCAGGGTTCATTTCCTTTACATCTGCCGGATCAGGTAACACTTCATTGATGTCCGGAAGCTTAATTTGCTTCAAAATCCTACGCTCAACTGCCAAACGATTATATAAGTCAGGATTTGCAGTGGCTCGAGCCGCTAAAGTCTGTATTTGTGCGTATCTTTGTGTCTCTGCAAAGATGTGCGGGTCAGATACAGGAACGATGTCTGAGTTCTTCCGGAAATCTTCCTTTGTAACCCCTAGGTCTTCTACTAAATCATCCTTCCGTTGCTCATCAAAGTACCAACGATTTAATCTTCCAAGGATCTTTAAGACTCTAGCTTGGCTGCCATGCAATCTGGCATGCACAGCGCTAAATACCGCCGCGCCTTGCTCAATCAAAGCTTGTGTAGTACCCACCGGCATGTTGCTATTGGCATCGGCAATCTTCTCTTCAGACGTAGTTACTACGCCTTTGGCTGCATCGGTCAACCAGCCTAACAGCGAGAACAAGACTGGTGAGGGTTGGTTAAACGGGACCGGCATTGCAATCTTACGCACATCATCAACGCCCGGTGCACCTTCAATCTCAGTTACCTGTGTAGGTTCTATTGTCAAACTCTGGCCAGAAATCTTGGCACCCTTGAGCTTGAGCATTGTAGGTGCTGTAGCTATATGAGCTGAATCAAGAAGTGCACGAAGAGAACCGGTAAGAGCGGCACTAAGACCACCAATAAGATGAGGTAGACCAATTGCATAAGCGCCTCGCCAAGGTATGAATTTGAATTCAACCAACCAGTCAAGCTTGTCCATCGTATCATCGCCAAACTCCCAATTACGATACAAACCCACGACTTCAGTCAGGGTTTCATCAACCATCAAGATGTAAGGTGCACGATCGCCTTTAGAAAAGCTATCATCTTCTAGTTCTAGCCATACGTAAATATGGAATACTCGGCGAATGCCGTCAATATTCATACCTGAGCTTTTCTTGCCTTCAATCTTATCGTTGGCTTTTTGTGGCTTAGTCTGCTCAGGCTCTTCACTTGGCTTATAGATGCTAACATCACAGTACAAGCCACGACTAATTCGCAGCTCAAACTCTTCCTCAGTGATGTCATTAACCTCAGTTACGCGGCTTGCTGTGTAAAAGTTAGCCGCTGCAAAAGGTAGATATATGTTATCGATTGGCGTAAACTCAACACAGGGTCTACGCTTTTGGTCGTCATACCAAATCTTAAGGTACTGAGAGCCGCCTAATGGCTGCTGTGTAAGTAGTTGCTCCAGCTCGTCGCGGTATTCCTCAATCTGCTCGGTCAACTGCCAGTTCATGAAGTCCCGCTTGCGCTCAGCACGCTCGGTCTTCTCTTCAGTTACCTCGCCTATGATCTTGGTACGGACCGGTCCGTCAGGTGGAAATAGTTCTTTAATGGCTCGAGCTGAGAAATCAACGCAAGCCTCAGCCATTACTGGGTGAACTACTTTAGAGGCGCCCATAAACTGTGCACCGCCGGGCGCGTCATGGCCTAATCCCGTACGGCGTAAGCCTTCTTCATATTGCTTGTCACGCTCTTCGCGTGCTTCTTTGTCTTTTTCTACAAGGTCAATATACTTAAGCGCCATGCTTGATAGCGTAGAGCGATCAAGCGAATCTGCCAAGTTCTCATAAAAGTCCGGATCGTCTTCTGGACCCTTAAATCTATCTTCAGGAATCTTGATGATAGCTCCACCATCAGGCTGCATCTCAACGTCATTGTCTTGGTCAAACATCTCAAAGATAGAGGGGTCATCCTTCTCTTCATCTTCTTCCGCCTGTGGACCTATAAAGCGGTTATACTCTGTTGGAATCGGCATTTCTGTAGCCATGGTTATTTTCTCCGCATCATAAGTTCGTATTGCATTTGTTCGACGCTAGGAATAGTGCGTACTGTACCACCTTTTTTGTACTTGCGAATTAGACCACCGTCTTTACGCCCTTCAGGCGGAAGCGTAGCATGCACACCATATCTTCTGACAATGGCAGCCAATCTACGACGCTCAGCATCCGTAAGATCGGTAAGCTCACCACCAACCTCATCATCTAAAATAATTTGTGCAAATGCTTCCGTATCCATTGGGTCAGGCAAAGGCGTGCCCTCTTCAATTGCATTGTCTATAACATCACTAAGCATTGTGTATAACTCACGATCTCGAGCAGTAAGAGGTACTGCTCTACCAGTTATACCAAACACATTATCCGGTTGTGGTAGTGCATTTTCTTCAGGTAGGAACTGACGAATAGCTGTAATCGCTTCTCTAATTGCAGTAATATACTGATTCAATTGCTGAGCAGTAAGCCTGCCCATCTGCAAATACACGTTTTCTGCATTTGTAATGTGTGATGATAGTCCAATAGACATAAAGTTTGCAATATATTCTGGAGTTCTACCATCGGCGCGCATCTCTTCAATTTGACGAGCAAACCCTTCTTGCACTTCTGCTAGCATTGCATTAACCTGTGGATCGCCATTTGCGCGATCTGGAGTTAAAGGCGCTTGCATAGTAACAGATAGCTGGTTTATTTCTTGAGCACGTGGTTGTGGTGCTTCTTGTGCAAGCAACGTTTCTAACGCATTAGACACAGATTCTGCAAATGGTTGTCTAAGCTGCTCAGGCAGTCGACGAATACGCGCATCATCAAACACGCCATTACGCAATGCGTAGATTGAACCTTGTACACCGGGCTCGTTTAACTGACCTTGGTTTACACGTTCTTGCTCAAGCAATTCACGCGCCATATCCAATGCATCTTGCGGCGTAAATGCTTGTTGCTGCTCAAGCTGTACAGGCGCCATTTCTTCACGCATTCCACGCAATCTACGTACAACTGTATTAACGCCAGTAAGAATATCATCATAGTCTGCTTGACTGTCTATGTCATGCTCATCCCAGGCCGCGCGGTCTAAGCCTGCATAGTATATGTGTCTTTCATCAAGGTCATCAATCATGCGAGTAATCATGTCCCGCAAGTTTTGTGATGGTATACCTACCGCATTCTCAGTCAATCGATCAACTGAAGTTACCCATACTTCATCTATAAGCCCTGATAAATTGTCGTTGCGACGACGCGCAGCATTTTGTATGCTGTCAAACCGCTCCATCATACGGTCATAGTCAACAACATCTGGCTGCTGTGCCACATTTTGCAATGTACGTACATCATGCAATGCTCTACGCAATGCAGGCAATGTATGACTATCACGTGTGTAAGGGGTTTCTATACCGTAGTCTGCCAACTCTTCCAATGGCATATTTTGTATGAACTGAATACGCCCAGAAAGCTCATCAGCAATTGCAGTAAGTACTTGGTCACGAGTGCCGGCTTGTATATGCGCACCAAATATCTCATCAACAATAAAACCTGCAGCATCATCACGATTAACTATGTCTTCACGAATTGTATTAAGCCGTGGCCCTAATTCATCAGCAGCAGGTTGGCGAGCAACTGGTGGTGGGATTGCAGGTTGCGCAGGTTGTGTATTTGCGCCAAATAAATCGTTAAACGTATACTGAGGTTGATTACCTTCAGGCGGCATTGTGCTAAATCGTATATTGCCAAGTGCTGTTTCAAGACGAGTACGCACCATCATGTTTTCAGCATTTGTAAGACCAGTTGCTTGCTCACCATTTGGTTGATCGGCTAACCGTACTAATAAACGAAAATGCCCTTGTATTTCATTGTTTATCAGCCTTACAACTTCAGCAGGGTCGTTTCCAGCATTTTCAAATTCAACCATTTGAGTTGCCAACGTGTCACCATATTGGGCTAAATACTCATCAGCAGAAGCACTGCCTGTATTTGGCGTAAATGCTGTTTGAATTGCTCTTATAACCGGCACTTGCTGTGCTGCAGGTTGCACAAATGCTGCTTCAGGCTCTTGTGCAACTAACGTTGTCACCATATCTGCAAGCCCACGCAATGCAATCTCAACTAATTCAGAATCTTCCAATTCTGCAGCAACACGTAAACCACGTGCAAATTCTTCAGCCTGATCCGCATCAAGCTGATTTACTCTGCTATTGGTTACATTTTCTGCAACACGATAAGCAACTGTCTCAACACGGTCAGCAATTTGTGCGCCTTCTTCTCTACGAACGCGATTGATAAAGCTATCAATGTTTGCATCAGGATTAAGCTGCGCTCTAGTTTGCACAGGTGGTGGCAATGCTTGTGCAGGTGTAGTTGCTGGACGCGTCTCAACAGGCCCAAAGTATATATTTTCATAGTCTTCTGGAGCATTTGTCGGATCGGGCTCATTAAGCCCTTCATCAGTATCCACAGTATCCAGCACACTCATGAATGCTGTGTTTAAACGCCCACGAGCAATGTTTGATTCTGTATTATTAAGCGCATATCTATCTAATGCTAAACCGGTGCCTGCATCAGTAACCAACTCACGTATGCGCTCTGAAATTGTATCCGCCACATGCATTGCAATGTCATTACTTGTACGGCCTTCACCAAACAAGCGATTTACTTCAGCATCAATTTGATTTTGGAACTCAATCAAAAAGTCGTCAACATCAGGTTCTTCAGTACGCAACGAAAACTCATTGCGATATGCATTGGTAATTTGCTGGTTTACAGTTAGACGTTGCTCTTGCACGTCAGGTTCAGGTGCCTGTTGACGACGTTGCTCTTCTAGCCATTGGCCAATCGTGTCAATGGTAGTTCTTAAGGCCCCTACAAAATCATCAACCTGCCTTGCTGTAAAGCCTACAGTATATTCATTGGTGTTGTTGAATGTATCATTGCGCAACTGGTTAATGTCATTGCGTACGGTATTTGCACTAGACTCAGGCAAATATCCTGCTCGTGTATGTATGTTAATTTGTTCTTGCAAATACGCTGCATAATTATTTAATGCAGTTTCAACTGCAGGGTCATTCTCACGATGCATTGGCACGTCAATCAATTGACGCAAATCAGATAGTCTTTGCTCTACGCCTTGTGGTTGCTGCTGTTGCGGTACAACGTCACGACCATCATCGCCAATGTGAATATTTGCTGCATCACGAAGTCTTTGTGCCGCATCAGTAAGCTGGTCAACAACGCGATCTTGTTGGTCTTGTGAAGTGATGTTGAAATCTTCTAATACTGCATCAGCATCCAAGTCATCAATTTGTCGTGCGCTTGTTTCAAGCTCTTCAATGATTTCTGCAACTTGTTCAGGCGATAGTATCTGACTTCTACGAACTCCATCATTTCTACGAATATGCTGTGGGAATAAATGTTGGAATGCACTAGCAATAGTTGATGTAACTTCAGGCTCTAAACGTGCCATGGGCTCAATGCCAGCACCACCACGTGCTATTTCATATAGGTTTCCATATTGGAATGTTTGTGGTATTTCTACAGGCTGCGTTGACCTTGCTAAACGTTGGTCAATGTCTTGAAGCTGTGAAGCAATGTCATCAAGCCGCTGTGTAACATCATAGTCTTGATTACCACGAAGTTGATCGCCTTGCAATTGCGTTTGCTCTTCAAGCAACGCTGTACGCTGCGTTTGCATGTCACCAACTTCATTCGGGGTTTGTGTTACAGGCGCAACTGCTCTTTGCTGATCTCTAACAGCTTGCAAAATGTTGCGGCCATCTTCAGCTGTAATAAAACGTGGAACTGCGCCTGTATAAACTTTGGTTATGTCGTCCCATTGCTTTCTGCTTAAGTTTAAGTTGTTTAAGAGTTGTTGTGTAGGCTTTGACGTGTCGTATATGCCGTTGGTAGCAAGCTTTTCGCTGTTTGAACTCTTAATAATGTCAGCACGTAGATTCAAGTAATCACGTACTACGTTTCTATACTGCGGCTCAATAGGCTCATGGTTCTTAAAGCCTGATACAAAGCCCATGCTATACTCAGTCACGCCTGCACGATTCGGACCTAAGCTTGTAAACTGCAACAGTCCAACTGGCAAACCAGTTACATTGTCACGAATTGAAGCATTAAACTCAGTGCCTTTTGCCGTGTCTTTAACATAAGAGGTGTCACCCATATTTCTAAGCCGCTTGCCTGTAATCGGATCGGCACTAGGGTAATAACCTTGCTCGCTTGCTTTGTCTGGATGATAGATGCTTTTAGCAGACTTAGGCGGTTTACCTGAGTTTGCAGCGCATAAGTCAAGCACATCTGTATCTGCACTAAGCATTCGACGAATGGTATCTATATCATACTTATTGGAGACTTCAAGCACACTGGCATTGCTAAACCTGAACACCTCAGGCACAAGGGCTAAGTCTTCTATCAGCTTTGTAGATACAGCTTGAACACGTTGCTTGATTTCTGTCTGTGCTGCTTTTTCTATTGCATCACGTGCTTCAGCTTTCTTTTTAACTATCACATCAAGCGGCGTTTTGTGTAAGTCCTTGGCCTTGATTTTGCCTGTGACAATTTGCTTAACAATGTCTTGGCCCATTTCTTGGTAGCCTGATGCACTATGCTTTGCAAACACGTCGTAAATAGGCGTATCAGGCGCAGTTGCAGCAAGGTCACGAAGCTGTGGGTAGAACTGTCTTTCGGCTCTAGGTATCTTGTCCCATGCTTGTTTGGCAGTCTTGGTGATAACCATTGCATCCACTGCATTTGAATACGCATTTGCAATTTGCAGTTTCTTATATGCTTCTTCTAGCTTTTCAACTTTTGCAGATGCACGATCACGAGGTGCAGTAGTATTTCCGTAAGGCGTATACTCTGTAACTGGAATGCCAAGCCGCGCAGCATCTTGTTGTGCTTGAATACGTTGACGCTCAAGCGGCAAATACTCGTCATTGGTTACTCGATCAAGCTCTTGCTTTGCAGCGTTCATGGCATCAAAGTATTCGCCTGACGGGTTAAAGCCAGCAGCTTGACGTGCATTTTGCAGCTTTGCACTAGGCACACTGTACTCAGCAACAAGCTGCATAGGATCTTTAAATGTAATACCTTGCTCAGACAGCTTAAGCAACGGGTCATTGGTTGTGCCTACATTCTTAACCAACTGCTTTGTGAACGTGTTATCAAGCCATTTGTCTGCTGCTTTTACGTTCTCAGCAAATTGCTCCATGGTAGGCAATTGCGCAGTAGCTTCAGCAGTCTGATTAAACTCATTAATGAAGTTATTCAGGATTGTGCGATTGACTTTACTACGCTCTTCTTCACGTGGGTATGTAAGCTCATACGCCACGTTTGCCTCAGCTATGCTTTGCGTATCTGGAAATAATGTTTTTAACACGTTGTCATAGTAAGCAGTGTAGGCCTGATCTACAGTAGGGTTGTCAACAATGTTTGCAGCATAATATGCGCCATTGACATTGTTGATTGTAGGATTTTTAATGGGCCTAAGCGCATTGACTGCTGTGTAAATACCTGCAGTATCTAACTCAGGCCGTTGTGCCAATGCTGACTCAGGCAACTTAGGATTCACCACGTAGTTCGGGCCTTCCGAAGGCCGAACAGCATACATGCTGGTTTGTGGTTGCAACACGTCAGGCAAACCCGGAATTGGGCTAAGACCTTGCGCACGTCTTTGCTCCATGATGTCGCCAAGTCGATCCACGCCTGCCTGTATTTTGGCACCCATTACAGGCTGATTAGTAATTGGGTCTATGCGTTGAAAGCCTGATTGCGCATTCACAAAGTCTGTAGGTATGTCAACAACTTGCTTACCAACACGAGTTGCTTCAGCACCTACAACTCGTAAGTCGTTAGGCGTAATGAAGGGTCTTGGTGATACACGTGAAGTCCCAGGCACTCCGGACCCTGGTCCCATCATTGGTAACTTAAGTGGCGAAAATACATTGCTTAAGCCTTCAAGTACTGCTTGACCTTGCGGTGTTTGCGGTGCTACGGCTTGACCAATTGCTTCTACACGCCTGTTCATGGGCTCGGGGTTATAACGAGGGCCTGTTTGCTCGTTTTGTGGGAGGCCTGCACGTATCTCAGCAGCTTCTTGCATTGATTGTGGATCACCAAGCACTTTCTCACGATATAACACACCCGGCATCTTGTTTGCAATAGTAGCCAAGTTATACATGCCAACCAAAGGCTGTGTGATGCCTGCAATAAAAGGGGCCATGCCGCTTGCCGCAACTCGAGGTATGTCGCCTGCCAAATCAAGCCCTTGCTTTCTAAGCATTAAGGGATTGTAGTTGATAGCTACATTCTTGATTGCGTTAACTGCAGTGTCCAACGGGCTAGGCTTACCGTTCCTAGCCAACTCATACTGCATTTGGTCGACAGATGGCTGACCATCGTCGCCGATCGGCACGCCAAACAGGTCATATTGCATTGTCATGTGCTATTCGTCCTTAGACTTAAATGTGTCGTAAGCGCGCTCATAAAAGTCGTCGCTGTTATAGCCCCAGTCTTCAGAGCCTTGATCAAACACATCTTGCAATGCGCTTTTAAGCCAGTTGTTGCCTGCTTTGTTTATGACTTCTTCATGTATGCTGCCTTTTGGCAAACTTACATTGTTTAGCGTTTTTCTTACATAGTCTGCGTATGCCAAGCCCTTAGCTGCTTCAGCAATCTCACGCATTTCATCATCATCAAATGCTTTTTGTTTGCCATAAAGTTCTTTGGCTGCTTTCTTTAAATACTTCTCTTGCGCGTCTAAATCTTCCAATGCTGTCATACGTACTGCTTCTTTAGGCCGCCCATCTTCCATAATGGCTGATAATCTTTCTTGTCTATTGCCTAATGACAATGGAAAGCCTTGAAGCTCAATATCTGATATGTGCTTCTTAAGCTCTTCAATTGGAATGCCTGAATGCTCAGATAGTTTTTGCAGATTAAAGTTATCACGAAGCGTTTTCAATCCTGCAGTTTGCTCAGCATTTGGATTGTTGCCTTCATAGTTTGCATGGGTTTCATCGCCATATTGCGCGTATTCCCATGCTGTAGTTGGGTCAGCATCATGCGGATCATCAGGTTCCCAAACACCTTGGCCCATTAGTTCTTCAGCCAAGTCACTTGATGTGTCTGTCATCTTGTCTGTGACAAACGATGATATTGCGCCAATGATTGCATTTTTGTCATATACAGGCGCTGCTTCAGCAATTTGAGCCAATGGTGATGCAATTTCAGACGTAATGCCCATGCTTGGTAGCATTTGGTTCAATGCAACTTGGCCTGTCTTCTTTAGCACTTCACGTCTCGATATGGGTGTGTTCAGTACTTTGTTCGCCATTTGTGTTAACGGTGCAAGAGGCTGTGTTGTCTCAGGCAACTGTTGAACAGGTGCTTGCGGTACAGGCACTGCACTTGGTACAGGCACATCGGACGATCGCACGGCTGGTAAGTTATCAGGCAATGGTGCTTGCGGCTTTAAACCAAAGATTGCACGCCGTTGTATGTCGATTGGTGGTGCAACTGGCTTTGGCTTACCTTTGCCAAACAAGCCGACTTGCTGCATGTAAGGGTTCATGCCTAATTGACTTGCGCCGTCGTCATAGACATTCGGGTCTTGACGCATAAGCATCTCAGCTCTCATCTTCGCCAAGTCGTCAAACGGCATATGGGTTCACCCTTCTAGGTCGATCTTCATCATACGAGTCATCGGCATCATACACCGGATCTATGTTGATGAGCCCAGTATCACGCATAATTCTTAAAGCCTGAGTTGTTGATTCAACCAAGTCATCGTGCCTGACTTCGGGAAACGCACACAACTGTGAGATCAAGGGCTCGGCCCAGTCTCTTGCCATGCCCGGGCTTGAGGCGGACTCAGGTACATAGACTCTGCCACGTTGAATGATGGGCGATACGATGTTCAGCCGCATCATCTTGTCAGCCATGCCCGGGTTGTAGCTCCGTACAGGCAGGCCGGTTCGTTGCAGATCTTGTATTAAGCTAATGCCAGCAGACTTGTCTTCAATCAGAATCAAGTCGACTTTCTTTCCGTGCCCGAACTCGTTTTCATCGCCATAGATTGCTTCAGCTTCTTCCACAACCTTAGGTCGCAAGTCGGGATATTGCATGTACTCTTCCCAACAGTCGATCAGCATTACTGACATGGGCTTGTCGTCATTAGGCTTGAACACGCCCCAGACCGTGCATGCTGTCGGATCGTTCTTAGTCTTGTCCGACGTAGCGCAATCGTACGACTGCACAATGTATTGGAACCGTGGCAATGGTCTATCATTCGGCCAAAGCTTGAACCACGTACGCTTGATGATGCCAGCTTCTTCGGGATCGATAATCTCGGCGTAGATCTCTTGGCGCCCCAGCTTCGTGCCCTCATACTGAAGAATCTGTTGCATGAACTTAGGCGCAAGATTGTCCTTATTATCGTACGTGGAAGCCGTTGTGTAGATCACGTCTTCTCCGTCTCGATTAGCCAAGTCCACGATCAAGGGCTTAGGCTTAGGCGTGGTGGTGCAAATCAGTCGTGGCTGTAAGCCAAGTCGCATGCCGAACTGGATCATGTCCCAAGCTTCATCAAGATAATCCCATGCAGCCAGCTCATCAAGCCAGCCACCATGGAACTGCGGACCCCTGAATCGATCCGGTTCAGAAGCCGAGATGCCTTTGATGATTGAGCCATTCACAAGAAGAAGCTCGTGTTGACTTTTGTTGTAGTTGGCAATAATACCTTGGGGCGCTACTTTTAGTAGCCCAGAGTCGCCCTCAAAGCACACGTCACGTACATCGCCTGAGGTAGGCGCCGAGACTAGCCAACGAGTCTTGGGGTGTGTCCAAGCTTCCCACCAAGTCCATTCAGCAGCGCACCGCGTCTTGCCTGCACCACGACCTGCCAACAAGAGCCATATGCTCCACCAATCGCCTGTTGGCGTAATCTGATGATTGTTAGCAATCTTAAGCCACGTCAATCGAGCTTTGATTGCGGCCTTCCACGCTTTGGATGCGTGGTTTAAGTCTGGTCCGGTCTTGATCCGGTCAGCAAACTGCTCAGTTACGATCTGGCTTAGCATCGCTTTGACGAGTTGCCAACAAGTCTTGCATAAGCTCCTGCGCAAAGTCATGCACTACATCGACCTGAATAGCTCCATCATCTTTGCCAGTCACTTCGACCTTGGAGTTTTCGCGATACTCGTTAGGAAAGCGAGCCGCCATCGACCTAGACCAGAGTCCGGTGTTTAGCCTGATGCCGCCGGGTGCTTCACGTATGTGATCGATCGCCAAATCTTCTCAATAAGCAAGTGCGATGAGTCTGGCTTCGGCCAAGGCACATCGAAAATCTTCGTGTGCTTTTTCCCAAGTCATCATG